GATAGATTCAAGAATAGCGTCTCTAATATCCATCTCATAACCTATCCTCTTAAGAAAAGATTTGTAAGCTTCTCTTGATCCCATTCTCAATGTCACATTGATATCAATTGATCCTGATTCATTTAAACTTGCTTTAACATCTGAGAACATGTCAAATGTGTACTTTCTTAACCTTGTATCCTTTACAATCAGACAGTAGTTAGCAAATTTAGCTCCTAACATTCCACATAACACATCCGGTTCAAAAGCAAAGAACCCAAACTGAGGAAGTCTGTATCTCTCATATCTATCAACTAGAGAACCAAACTCATCAGCAAGACCTCCTCCAAGTGTGCAGTAGTGTCCATAAGCCTGAGCCATCTGAACTCTTGCAACTAAACCATGAGGGCAGCCATTTGCAACCATCTGGTTTCTTAAGTTGCCCCAATTATCTAGTCTGTGTGTAAGCCTATCAGTCACCGTCGGAGAAACTCCAGAGTAGACGAACTTTATTATTGGGCTAATCAAAGAATTTCCAACAATCCACAGCGAGTTAAACTCTACTTTAATGCTAAAGTCTCTAGGAACAGTCTTTTGAGCAGATACTAAGGCTGAGAAGTATTGATATAGCTCAGTTGCACAATTGCTTATTGCTGTTAAGAAGACTTTCATTTCAAAAGCTAGTGTTCCTTCTTCTCCATTATTATTCTGTAGAGGTCTCTTACAAATCAAAGTTATGATGTTAGCAGAATCATCAGATGAAACAGCTGAAGTCATGTGAAGCCTTCCTGATACTGCTAGTTTTTTCTTTGACAGCATGTTTTTAACCATCCACTCATAGGAGTCCATGACACAAGCATGCACAAAAGAGGATGTAAAGTGTAGAATGCCTTGCATCATGTTTGATTTATTCTTCATGTATATTTTCCCAGAGTCTATTAGATCATGGAAGCCCTCACTTTGAGATGACAAGCTCTGTCTCTTGAGTTCAAACATCCCCTCTCCTCCAAAATTCTGCAGATCTCTCTTCATATAACCGCTTGAAGTGAATTCGGTAGACATGAACTCTCTGATGAGCCTCTCAGGAAGAAGCAACTTTTTGAGAGTCACTTGATTTAGAATTCTACAACAGATTTTGAATAGATCTTCATTTACGAAAGGCTTTAGGAAATTTGCAAAAACTGGCATAACAAACTTCTGACACCATGTGGCACAATCTCTGGAGGCAGACACTGTTAAAGTTATTTCGTCGTAAGCAGTCGACCCGCTCATGTTTTTGAAGTGATCAGTGAAGACTTGAGTTTTCTTCTTTCCTTTGGTCATCATCTCACAAGTTTGCATTTCACAGATAGTTCTCGACAAAGTCTCCAAAAAGTTAACCAATATTCTGCCAGGCAATGTGAGAATAAAAATTTCTCTTGATCCTCCAAACTGAAGCTTTTCATACAGGGAGGCAATCAATCCATCTTCTTCTACCATATCAAGTATGCCAGATAAGTTGTCAAGAGGGTACTCACTTGAGGAAAATTTATCTCTGATCAGTCTTTCAGCGTTAGATATAGCTTTCTCTACTGGCCTGATGAATTTAGACTCTAAAGATAAATCAGTAGGTGCCTTCTCATGGGTTGATGATTTAAAGGTGGCAAAATCCAAAAAAGTTTTTCTTCCAAAAAGGTTTGAGAAATTCCGAAGCACTGCAGCTTGAACGTCTTG